TAATAATAAATATATTGTTTTGTGTTATGCTTTTATATTTAATATAAATAATATGTATATATGCCTACTATTTATATTTAGTATAATACTTTTCTTAATGCCTATTTATTGATAAAAAATTGATAAATAAATTGTATAGAAAGTTTAAAAGTAATTAATCATAATCTATTAATATCAATTAATACCAATACTAATAAAATATGAGTAATTTTGAATTATATTTGTACTATTCATTAAAAATAGAACCTAATGATTTAATAGCTTGTGAAATCAAGAAAAACTTAAATTTGAGTGAATTAACAAAACATAATAATATATTAAAAAATAAAGAAGTAATAGAATATTTTAAAAATATTAATGAATATTGTCCATTTTCAGAGGAACCATTTATTGATACATATTATATTTCTTATGATGAAAAAGATCATAATATTAAAATCTTATTTTATAAAATTAATAACAGTGATCTTATAACAAATAGTATTATAAATGATTCAGAAAAAAAAAATATATTAACATTTATACATAGAACATTAAATTTACAAAATAATTTATTAAGTGAATATGACAATTATTATAATTATGAATTGGATAATATATTAAAATTCTTATCAGTTGAAAGATTTTATAAATTAAATGATATATATGTAAAAGATCCAAAAAAATTATTATTAAATAAATCAACATTTTTGCTTGATGAAATATTAAAAATGCCACTATATGATTATCAAAAAGATAATATAAATTGGATGATTGAATTACAAAATAATCCAATTAAAGAATATATAAGTTCTGATAAATTATTATTTTTTCCAGATGGAAGAATCTATAATTATAGTAATAATTGTTTTATAAAAAATGAAGATAGACAATTAATTCCTTTTAAAGGAGGTATAATTTTAGATGATGTTGGAATTGGCAAAACAATACAATTTTTATGTTTAGCATTATTAAAAACAAATTTAACTACTGTAATTCTCGTACCTGATCATTTAGAGTCACATTGGCACTCTCAATTCACAAAACATTTTAATATTAAATTTCCAAATTTTATAAAAATTGTTAAATTCAGTGATTTTATTGATTTTAAATTAAGTAAATATGATACATTAATTGTTGATGAAATTCATGAATTATATTCAAATCCAAATAATGAAAATATTTTAGAAAAAAGTTTTAAAACAGGATGTACTTATAAATGGGGAATTACAGCAACTCCATTTCCTGTGCCAAATTCAATTTATAATATTATAAAATTTTTAACAGAAAAAGAAAACATATATTATAAAAATTTAGATAGATTTACTTATTTATATGATACATATTATAAAATTTTTAGAAAAAATACATTACAAAATATAGTAAAAGAAGTAAAATTACCAAATTCTCTTGAACATAATATAATTCTTGAATTTAATGAACAAGAAAGAATTTTATATGATGCAGAAACTCTAGCAAATACAAATTGTGATGAACAATTCTTGCGTAAATGTTGTTGTGATATTATGATTAATTATAAAAATAAAAATCAAATAATAAAATTAACTGATTTTAATAATTTAGTATTAGACGATTATAAAAACAAATATGAACAAGAAAATAATAAATTGAATGAATATATTGAATCTAGAAATAATTATGAAAAAATGTTAAATGATAATTTTCAAAATAATAATAATACGCCTAATCTTTTACATTATTTTGAGTATTTTAATAATCAAAATCCTAATGATATAAAAGATAATTTATTACATTTTAATAATAAAATAAATGAACAAACACAAATTGTTATAAATAGAAAACAATCTTATGATTATTTAAATAATAAAATGAATGATATTAATAAAAAATGTCCAATATGTTTGGAAAAAATAGTAGAAAATGAATCATATGATGTTCCTACATGTGGACATATTTGTTGTTCATTTTGTATGCAATATTGGTTAGCTTCTAACTCATCATGTTCTCTTTGCAAAAAAAGTATTGATACAAATAAAATTTATACAATAAGTAATGTTAATCAAATTAAATTAAACTATTCAACAAAAATTGATAAATTAATTAATATTATTAATCAAAATAATAGTAAATTTATTGTTTATACACAATTTGAAAATATGATTTCTAAATTATATGAAACATTAAATGTTGAAGGTATTAAATCTATTAAGTTAGAAACATCAAATGAAATTAATGAAATTAAAAATAATAATAATATTAAAGTTCTAATATTAAATTCTAATAAAAATGCATCGGGTATTGATTTGAGTTTTGTTTCTAATATTGTTATATTTGAGCCAATTATTGGAAATAATTTGTTTTTAAGAGATATTGAAAAACAAATTATAGGAAGAATTTATAGAATAAATCAAACCGAAAATATTAATGTTTATCGTTTGATTATAAAAGATACAATTGAAGAAGATATTTATAATAAATCTTTAGAACTTAAATAACTATTTTATCTTTATAATTATTTTTTAATATATTTTTTTTAATTTAATTAAAAATTTATAAATTATTATATTTATAAATTATAATATGAATAGTAAAAATAAAGTTAATAATTTAGATGATATAATTGTTGAACCTTTTATTGAAATTTCAAAAGGTTCAAATATAAAATATGAATTTGATAAAATTAAAAATGCATTAGTATGTGATAGAATATTATATACACCATTTAGATATATTTTTAATTATGGTTTTATTCCAAATACTCTAAGTCAAGATTCAGATCCAATTGATGCTGTAATTATAACTGATGAATCTTTAATTAATGGTTCATATATTAAATGTAAAATAATTGGATGTCTTGAAACTTCTGATTCTGAGGGAATTGATCCAAAATTAATATTATGTCCAATAGATAAAATAGATCCAAAATCCAAAAATATTAATGATATTGATGATTTATCTAATTTTGTATTAGAACAAATAAAATATTTTTTTTCACATTATAAAGATTTAGAAAATAAATATGTAACAATTGGTAATTTTGTTTCAAAAGATATTGCTATTCAAATTTATAAAAATTCTGTTGATAATTTTAATAATAAAAATAAATAATATACTTGAAACTTAATTTTATAAATATTTTTACTTTGTAGAATATAAATATTTGTAAAATTAATAAATTAATAAATATAAATAATTATTTTTTCAAAAATAAAAAATAATCTTAATCAAATTACTTTATCTCTTTATAAATGCTTAATATTATCATTATAAATTTTAATTATTACACATTTTAATAAATTCTAAATCATTTAAATTTTTTTTATTTAAATATTTTTCTTGAAGTAAAATTTCAATAATTTCTTCTAAAATATAATAATTGTTATTGTAATTAAATTTTAAAATTTGTCCTGATTTTATATTTAATAAACAAAAATCTTTTTTTCCATAAATATCATTTAAATTTGCTTTTTCCCACATCCATTTATATATAATTAATTGTAATTTATGTTCAATAGTTAAAAAATCTACACATTTAAATTCCCATACATTATTTTCACTTATAGCATCTATTCTTCCTTTAAAATGAATTAATCCATAATTTTCATGTTCATATTCTAAATAATCAGTATTGGTATTAATATTTGATATAAAAACTTCAAATTTTGTTGTTAAATCTATAACATTCATAATATCATGAAATTTTAAAATAATATCATTATTTAACCAATCATATTTTTTAATTTGAGCTAATTTTGCATGAAGTTTATTTTGAATTGAATTATATATATTTCCAATTTTTAAGTAATCAGAAATATTTTTTGCAGGAATATTAATTTTTCCTACATATTTTTTAATATTTTTAAAAACATCTTTTTCTTGTATTTTTTCATAAACATAACTTTCAATTGTTGACATTTGTAAATTATTTAATTTTGATTCATAAATAGCAGGTATAACTAAACCATTTAAATCTGAAATATCTTCCCAAATTGTTAAATTATTAGATATAATTTTAATCTTATTAGGAATATCAATATTTAAATATGGTTTTTTTATTTCAATAAATAAATCTTTATCAATTATATTAATTAATTGTTCTAAAGTTAAAGGAGATATAAATTTAACAAGTTCTGTAACATTTATTTTTTTAATTTTTTTATTTTTTATTGAATTATTATTTAAAATAATTTTTTTATTTGATGATATAATATTTAAATATTTATTTGTTTTTAATTTTGATATATTTAAAAAATTTAATGGTTTTGATCTTAAATCTTGAATTAATATTAATTTATATGAAGCTCTTGTTGCTCCAACATATATAATATTTGGACATTTTAATAAATCATTATTTTCTTCTTTTTTCATATAAAATTCAGTAAATGAGTTATCAAAATTATATAAAATTACAATTTTTCTTTCTCTCCCTTTTGCTTGATGATATGTTGTAAAAACTACTTTATTTTGTATTATAATATCATCTAATTTAAAATCATCAGATAATGGAGTTATACAATGTATACCTTTTTTTACAAGATAATTTTCTAATTTTTTATATGCAGAATCTGTTGTTTTTAAACTTGGAACTAAAATAAATATATCTGATGGAAAAATATTTTCTGTATTCATTATATTTATTAAATATTTACCTATTTTTTTATAAATATCAAAAGAATTTCCAATATAATAATCAACTACAGGACCTGATTTTGATGTTAAAATATAATCATGATCTAACATTATTTTATTTATAAACCAAGCAATTTGATCAGTTAATCTATAAGATTGTGTTAAATTTAAACGTATAAATGGTATATTCCATATTTTATCTGCAAGTGTTAAAAATTTTATATTTGCTCCTTTAAAATCATATATTCCTTGATATTTATCTCCCAATATAATTATTTGAGGATTTGATTTTGTATCAAATAAAAATTTTTTTATTAAATTATAATAATCTAAAATCATATCCTGTGTTTCATCAATAAATAATATATCAATTGGTTTAATAAATATATCAGGTAATAGTGGCTTATTTTCAATTAATATTTTTTTAATTTCTTCATCAATATAACCATATTTATTATAATATTTTACAGCTAAACTATGATAAGTGTGAATATTCATATTTTCTATACATAATTTGTTAACTTTTTTTCTCACTTCTCTTTTTAACATATTATTATAAGTTATTTGTAATATATTTTTATTAGGATTTATAAAACTTTTATGTAATATTGTTGTTGTTTTTCCACTTCCCGCTACTGCATCTACTATTATATTTAATTTTGAATTTACTATATTAAGTTGTTCTTCTGATAATTTTATATCTATTATTGGTTTATTTTCTATTAACATATTAAATTCTTTTTCAAGTTCTTCAAGTTCTTTAAGTTCTTCAAATTCTCTTTTTATTTCAGATTCTGTTTTTATTAACATAATATTATCAATATATTATACATTAATATTATTCTATTACAAATTAATCATTAAACTTTATAATTATATATATATTTAATATTATTATATTACTTTATATTCAAAATATTATTATTTATAAAAAATTGAATATTTTATTATTTGAAAATCCTATAACATTTTTAAACAAGATTCGGAAAAAAATAATCAATAATGACAAGTTATAATAATACACTTGAAGTAGTCAAAATTTTGCAAATAAAGTACAATCTGTCTGTTAATTACTCAAGAGAAAATTTTCCTGTTATCTCAATAAAAATTATTGAAAAAATTACTGAAAATGATAATCTAATTCACAATGTAAAAATATCTCCTGATGTTAATATTCGTGAATATTTTAATGAAGATTATGATCCACAATTTGAAGTAATTGGATTACCAATTGAAATGTTATCTGATGATGAAAAAAAAAGTATTTCATATACTTCTATTGGATTAATTATTAATTCTGTTAATAAAACAGATATTGATAATATTATTTTTCGTGTATTAAATTTTCATGAAAATTATCCAACAAGTCCTTTTCGTATTATTTAAACAAATCAAGTTCAATATTAACAAATGTAAATATATGTAAATATATATAAATATATGTAAATATATGTAAATATATGTAAATATATGTAAATATATGTAAATATATTACAGTGATTTTAATAGTTTTTTTATTTAAACTTTAATTTAACAAATTTTTCTAAAAATATTTTTAAATAATTTTTATAATATAATTTTTATTATTTTTCAATATATTAAATATTATTATCTATACTAAAAATATATGGAAATTGTATATATAATAATTTTTTCAATTATAATATTAATTTTAATAAAATTATTATCACCAGATAATAATTTAATTATTTTTAAAGAAGATTATAATTATTTTGAAAAATTTTCAGAAAAAAATAATATTGAAAAAATAATAAATAATAATAAATTAAAAAAACCACTCAATAAAAAAAATAAAATATTATTTATAACTTATGATAATAGATATCAAGAAGAATATGTTTTGATTCATAATTATAATATTAAAAAATATGCTGAAAAATATAATTATGAATATAAATATTATAATAGATGCAATGAAAATGTTTATTGGTGTAAAATTTTTATGGTTTTAAATTTTATAAAAAAAAATAAATATGATTATGTAGTATGGCTTGATTCTGACACAATAATTAAAAATTTTGATATTGATATTGGAAATATTTTTAATATGTTTTCAAGTGATATATTTATTGGTTCTGATAATAATAAATTATTTGATATAACAAATTCTGGAGTTTTTGCAATTAAAAATAGTGATATTGGAATTAAATTTTTAAATGATTGTATTAGTCATATTAATAAAAAATGTATAAATGATAATGGTTCTCTTAAAGGAGTTTGGGCAGGAACTTGTTATGAACAAGGTGTTATGAATATTCTAATAGCTGATAAATATTTAAATTATACAACATTATTAACAAATAATTTAATTTTTAATTATAATGTTTGTTCAGATGATGTTTTTATTATGCATTTATATGCATCTTCTTCTGATTATAGAACCAGATGTTTTTATTCAAAAAATCCTGCACTTGATTAATTTAAATTTTTTTATATGTTATTATTTAAGAAAATTTATGAAAAAAATGTATATATATTTAAAATTTTTATTTAATGCTATTATAGTAAATTATATTTACTTTTTATTATAATTTTTTTAAAGACAGTAAATTATAAATAATAAATAATATGAAATTTTGTTAATATTTACTTTTATTAAAAAAAAACAAAAAAATATAAAAAGCATAAAAATACAGAAATTATAAATAATGAAATGAATTTAGATCAAGAACAAGATTATGAATCTGAACAAGACTTGAATTCAGAAATTAAAATTATAAAAAAAGTTTTGATAAACAATGTGAAATCATAAAATCAGAAGAAAATAAAAAATATCAAGGATGTTTAAAAAATGAAGTTTTAACTATAGAATTAACATATAAAGCAAATAATGTAACATTAACAAGCTCAAGTAGAACAGCAAAAGAAATTTTAATTTTACATCAAACAATTGATAGTCTTAAAGATGAAATTAAAAATCAAAGAGAATTAACTAAAGAAGTTGCTTTAGCATCATCCAAATCCCAAATTACACAAATAATTGGTAAAAATTAATTTTTAATTATAAAATAATATATTTAATAAAAATATTATTTTTCTAAATATTTTATATACAAATAAATGAGTTTTTATGACACAAAAATAAACAATGAAATAACTCTTTGTGGACTTGAAAAATGGACAAATTATTTATATGAACAATTAGGTTGGGTAACTCTAAATTATAAAAATAATCAATTTGATAAAGTTAATTCTTATTTAATATCTATAAAAAAATTAATATTATCAATAGAATCAAGACTTAAAATTGTAACTAATGAAGATTCTAAAATAGATTTAACAATATTATTGGAACATTCAAATCATCTTAATAATTTAGTTTTAAAATTATTTGATAAAGAACTTATTAATAAAATAAATAATCATGAAGGTGGATCAAAAAATAAAAAAAATAAAATTTTATTAAAAAAATCTTCTAAAAAATCTTCTAAAGAGTTGTTTAAAAAAATATATAATAAACCATTAATTAAAAAATTATCTAAAACTCAATCTAAAAAATCATCTAAAATTTTATCTAAAAAACATAAAAATATTTAATATTATTTATATTTTTCTAATTTTTATAATTTTTATATTTGATTCTAATGCTCAAATATTTACTAAATTATTATTATAATTATGCATATAAATAATTTCGTTAATTTCATTTAATGCTGATAATTTAAAACAATTTATACAAGAAAAATGAGTTACATATATTAAAGAACTTATTCTAAATTAACACTGCCAATTCTATTTTAATTTTCTAATTTTGTTTTATTTTCTTTAACAATATTATTAATTTTATTTAATATTATAAAATATATAATAAATATATAAAATTATTATGGATAATTTGTTAATGAATACTAATAAATTTAATTTATATGATTATGTTGGATTTGAGTTAGAAAATTCAAATTTATATATTAATACATATATTTATAATGTTGATAATAATAATAAAAAATATTTAATATTTAATGAATACACAAATAATTTTGAAACTATTGATTTTTCTTTAGAACAAAAAATTAAATTATTGTCTAATTCATTAATATATTATTATGGACAACCAATTAACTACATAATAAATAATTCAAAAGGATTTTTTTATAAATATGATGATTCAGATGTGAATTATTGTTTTATTATTTTACATGATAATTTTTTTGAAGATAATTATGATAAATATATTATAAAAACTAATTTAAACAATATAACAGAAAATAATGATAATATATATTTAAAAGTTAATCAAATTGTTAAAATTAACAATAAAATAGGAAGAATATGTGGAATAAATAATAATAATAATTCATATAATTATTTGATAAAATTTCAAAATTCAAATATTATTGAATACAACAGTAATGATGTTATTATTAAATATTTATTTATTTTTTATTTTCAAAATGATATTGTAATATATAAAGATGATAGGGGAATATATTATAGTGGAATAATTTATAATATTAATTATTATAATTCAAATTTAGATTTAGATTTAGATTTAGATTTACATAAAATTACATATGATATAATTAAAATAAAAAATAATATAAGATATGAAATTTATAAAAATATTAAATACGAAAATATAGTTCATTTTATAGATAATTATTTTCCATCTATAAAAACAATAAAATATTATTACTTAGAAAATAATTTAGAACAATATATTAATAAATTAATAAATAATAATTATTTTTCTACAAAACATTTATTTTATGAAAAAAAACAAAAAAAATATTTTATTGGAAAAATATGTGATTATATTTTTATTGAAAATAATTTATATTTTTCAATGACATTTGTTCATAATAATGAAATTAATTATTATAATTTAATATCTAATACTGATATTATTGATACAACTAAATTTATTACTTTAAAAAATTATAATAATCTCAATAATTATGAATCAAATTTATATAAAAAATATAATTATAATATTGGAGATAAAACAATTATTAAAAATAATAATTTAAATTGGATAGAAGCAACAATTGAATTTATTGATTTAGAAAATTATGCATATTATTTAATTGATAATTTAAATAATAATCAAGTATATAAAATATATTTAGAAAATGAAAAATCAAATATTAAATTATTAAAAAAAAATAATTTATTAAAAATAAAAGAATCTGAATCTAATATATTTAGTTCTCAACCACATTATGAAGCAAATTTATTTTCTAGTTTTTCACACAAAAAATTAAAAAAAAATAACATAAATTCAAAAATCAAAAAAAATAATATTAGTAATGATATATATATAATGTCAGATTCAAATTCAAATAATAATTATGAAGAAAATATAAATAATGATTCTGATTTAGATTCAGATTCAATTAAATTTAATAAAAAAAAAAAATATAAAAAATATACATTTAAAGAATATGAACAAAAAATTGAAAATGATTATTTTGAACCAAATCATAAATATTCAAGTTCATTGGATATTTTAGCAAGTTATTTAAAAGGACAAAAAATAATTTATATGGAATCAAAAATATATTGTGATAATTGGTTAAATATATTAATGATGCCTGCAATGATATTATCCACAACTGCTATAGTTTTAATTTCTATATCTGATATTAATTCTTGGCGTTTATATTTAATATCATCAATGAATGGAATTATATCTTTATTATTAGCACTCGTATCATATTATAAATTAGATGCAGCATCTGAAGCACATAAAACATCTTCACATAGATATGATAAATTACAAACATCAGTAGAATTTTTATCTGGTAAAAGTTTATTATTTTTAAATACTATTGTTGATATGGATAATATTAATTCTTGTAATACTGAAGAATTTTTATTTGGAATTGAAAAAAAAATGAGTGAAACTATTTCTGATATTGAAAAAAAAATAGCTGAAATTAAAGAAACAAATCAATTTATTATACCAAAAATTATTAGAACTAGATATTCTATTATATATAATACTAATGTTTTTTTAATTATTAAAAAAATTGATGATATGAAAAAAAGAAAAATTAATAATTTAAAAGAAATTGAAAATTATATTAATTATATTTCTTATAAAGAAAATAAATATTGTAAAAAAAATATTATTAATTATAATAATAAAATAGAAAAAATAGATTTTTTAAAATCAAATTTACATAAAGATAAAAAATTAATTTTAAAACAAATTTTACATTTAAAATCTGCTTTTTCTATTATTGATGAAATGTTCGTTAAAGAAATGGAAAATGCAGAAATTAATAAAAAATATTTTTTAAGAAATTTTTTTGGTTTTGGTTTACAAGACAAAACTATTGATCCTCGTAAAATTAATAAATTTATTGCAGAAATTACTACACCATTTTCTGATAATTTTGATAATATTAATTATGAAAATAATTATAATATTTCAGATATTGAAAACAATAATAATAATGATAATAATAATTATAATATTTCAGATATTGAAAATAATAATAATAATAATAATAATAATAATAATAATAATAATAATAATAATAATAATAATAATAATAATAATAATAATAATTATTAAATAAAATAATTAGATGATTTATATAAAAA